AACCAAACATTCTGAACCTGGAAGAGTATTCGGACTATCACGTTCAAGTCGGTGAAGACACACTTTCGTTGCAAGAGCTACGAGATTCTGGACTTCGCCAAGCGGATTACACCCGTAAAACGCAAGAACTGGCTGAACGAGGACGAGAACTAGAACAGGCGTCAACGTTAAACCAGATGCTTCAGGTCAACCCTCGCGGAACCTTAGAGTATTTGGCACGACAAAACGGACTGGACCTTGCCGACCAATCGGGAGGTTACGAACAGTCAACAGGTGACTGGTTGGACGACCGATACGACACATCATCGGCGGACCCGATGTTGGGCCGTATCGCAGCCATCGAAGAACGTTTCCAACGTGAAGACGTTGACAACGAATATCGGCGGGCTTTCGACGGGTTGAGACAACAGTTTGGGGACGGATTCAACGAACAGGAAGTCGCACGAGAGGCTTACCAGCGTGGGATCTATGACCCGAGCCAGATGGAAATGGTCGCTAACGATTTGGCGTACCGCAAACTGCGGGCCGCTTACAACGACGCTAATGCTGCGAATGCTTCTAAGCAGGCGCAGCAAACCGCTTCTAAACAGGCTGCTGCTGCGAACGCTGCTGCGGTGACTGGTAGTGGTGGTTCGGCGTCGGGAACCGTTTCGATCCCTCCGCAAACCAAACCTTTAACCACCCGTGAAGCTATCGAAATGGCTTGGGATTCAAGCCAGTAGTTTCCATTTAACCAAGGATTACTCCTATGGCAGTTAACCAGACACGTCAAGCAGATTGGGACGGCCTCATGTCGTCCACTCTGGAAAATATTCGCGGCTCGTTCGCGGACAACATTTGGAACGGTCGCCCGCTCCACCGCTGGCTTTTTGAAAAGGGCCGCAAGCGCATGGTTGATGGCGGCACCGAAATCGTTGAGCCACTTGTGTATGCCGAAGGCAACACTGACTGGTACGGCGAGGACGACATCATTGAGGTGAAGAAGACGGACGGCCACAGTGCTGCTTCGTTCCCGTGGGCAGGTCTTTACGGGACAGTGTTCATCACTGGCCGTGAGAAGCTGATGAACTCGGGCAAAGAGCAGGCCATTAACCTGCTTGAAGCGCGTGTAACTCAAGCTGAGGAAACGATGAAGCAGGCTCTGTCTGTTGCAGCGTTTGCTGACAAGCCCGCTAACGCCGACACCATGTTTGGTCTCGGCTACCTCATCAACGATGCTGCTGGCGACACTGCTTCTGGCAACGTTGTTGGCAACATTGATTCGTCTGTCAACGATTTCTGGCAGTCAGTTGTTGTTGACGGTGCAGCTTTCACCACTGGTGAGCAGATCCGTAAGGCGATCCGTACTGGCCGCAATGAGGCTTCGGACTCGGGCAATGACCGTTGCGATGCAGCGTTCACTGACCTTGCAACCTATGAGGCTGTTGAAGACAGCATGGTGACGCAGGTTCGTTACGAAGACGTTAACAGCGCCAACGCTGGCTTTGAGAACGTTGAAGTGTCGAAGATGCCGCTGTTCTGGGACTTTGATTGCCCAGAAGCAACTGTGTTCGGTATCAACTCCAAGTACCTGCAAATTGTGGGCCACAAGGATCGTTGGATGCAGCACAGTGGGTTCACGAAGAACCCGCTGGATTCCACTTACACGACCAACTCAAGTGTTGGTGGTGTCCGTGACGCACAGTACGACATTATTACGTCGCTGTTGCAAATGACGACCCGCAACCGTCGTCGCCACTTCCGCATCAACGATGTTGGTGCTGGCGTTACTCCCTGAAAAGGTTGAGTGAAGGTTGAGTCGGAGAGGCGGGGGGCGCAAGCCCCCCGTCTTTCGGGACAAAAATGCCTTATTTGGATGAGTAACCAGTTTCGACCAGTCCAACCTCAAGGGGCGCGTAAGGCGTCTAATCCGCAGTTTCGTGCGAACTACGATCTGGTTGTCCGCAGGCAGCCGAAGCCTGTGCGTCCGCCGAATGCTTGCAAGGGCAAGGATGATACTTGTAAGGCGTTTGCTGTGAAGGGCGGCGATTTGTGTGCTGGTCATGCTGCGTCGGCCAGGAAACACATGGAAGAGGCGGGTTCAGATGCACAGGAATGATTTACGGAAAGCGGTGAGGGATCAGACGGACCTTGACGACAGTGATGTCCCTGATTCGATGTGCGACATGTTTTTGCGGGAAGCTTTTGAGCGGACTGCGGCGCAGCGTCGCCAGTGGCCGTCTTATCAGGCTTCTTGGGTTGTAGAGTTCCCTGGCCGTGCTGCGTCGGTGACGTTGCCGACTGATGTTAACGAGATCACTTCGTTGCGTACGGAGTCGAAGCGAATCAATCTTATTGATTTCAACTTTGCTGAGGAAATGTACGGCGACCGTTTCGGTCTGCCGCACGCCTATTCGCTGTGGGGTCGCGAACTGTATTTGTGGCCTAAGCCTGCGCAGGATGAAACGTTGACGTTGCGTGGCTGGCGGCTGCCTGACTATTCGTGGTTGGATGACAATGCGTTGGAAGTCGATTTGGATGAGCGGCTTCATTTGTGTGTGTTGCATTATGCGATTGCGTTGGTGTATGCGCAGCAGGAAGATCCCGAGTTTGAAAACCAGTACATGATGCGTTGGTCGCGGACGTTGGAAGATATGGCGAAGGACGTTGATCGTCCTCCGACTTATCGTCCTGTCGTTTTGAATGGTGGCGAAGATCAGGGTATTCAGGCTCCTACTTTGTATGCACGTTACGGATTTGATGCTCTCTGATGCCGAATCGTGTCCAGTTGACGAACACAGCCGATTTCACTGGCGGTCTGAATTTGCGGGCCGACCAGTTCACTATTGACGGCAATCAGGTGCCGTGGATTTTGAATATGGAAATCGACACACGGTTCGGTGCCCGTTCCCGCAAGGGGTGGGGTGACTGGCAAACTTTTCCTGCCGCCGAAGAGGGCTGGAATCCTCGGGCAATGTTTGCTCACACAATGTCTTCTGGTTCGGAAGTGTTGTTTGCGGCTGCGTCTGACAAGTTGTGGTCGGATTACGGCGGGAGTTTTGAGGAGGTCGCTGGTGTTGCAGCTACGGCGGACCCTCACGGGGCCGACTTCGCTGCATGGGGTGAAGACGTTTACATTGCGTGCGGGCGAGGCAACAAAAGTGTTCTTTGGGACGGCGGTGTGGTTACGGCGTTGGATGAGGACGAGTGGTCGCCTGACTATACGGAGCCTGGTAGTGGTCAGATGCCTTCTGCTGATCTTGTTGCAGCGAATCACGGTTATTTGTGGGTTGCGAACACTGTGGAGAACGGGGAGCATCATGCTCAACGTTTGCGTTGGTCGCATCCGAATGATCCTGATGCTTGGGCTTATCTTGATTACATTGATTTCCCTGAAGGTAATGGTCCGATCACGGCGATTGTGCCTTTCCGCGACCACATGCTTGTGTTCTTTCCTGCTTGTGTGTGGGCGCTGTATGGGACGAATGATGCGACTTGGCAGAAAGCCAACGTCACTGGGACGGTTGGCGCTGTAAACAGGCAGTGTGTGGCTCGTTCTGAGTCGGTTGTCTATTTTGTTTCTTGGCCTGAGGGTGTTTATGCGGTTGGGGTTGATTCGGTTTCTGAGGTGAGTGGTGCTTTGCGTCCTGCGTTTGATACCCAATTTTTTGGGTCGCAAACGGATTTGCAGTGGTTGTCTTGGGCGGATCAGAAACTGTATTGGACTGTTCCGTTTGCGGAAACTTTTCAGGCGTCTGATTCTACTTCGACGTTTGTGTTTGATCCGTCGATTGGTGCGTGGACTTTGTGGCAGGCGGGCAATGCTGATTCGATTGCTCCGATTGTTGGGTCGGCTGTTACTGAGGGTGCTGTTGGCTGTTCTCGTTCGGTGCCGACTTTGGTGCAGTTTGGTGCGTTTGAGGAGCCAACCGATTTTTTGGGTGGCGAGGAATATGATTTTCCGACGGTGTTGCGTACGCCTTGGCAGGATGCGGGTTATCCGACGATAAGGAAACGTTGGAAGCGTCCTGACTACATTTTGTTGGAGACCGAACGGCCTCATCAGGTGGAGGTGTTGGTGTTTCACGATTTGCAGGAGACTGGTGCGGCTCGTACACGTTACGTCAATTTTGAGCCGTCTACTTCTTCCGTGTTTTGGGAGGATGATGGTGTCGGGCCGTTGGCTACTTGGGAAACTGAGGAGCGGATAGATGATGACGCTGATCCTGCTACGCCGAGGGTTGTTCCTCCTTTGTCGCAGTGGGGTACTCGCGTGTCTGGTTCTGTGATTGAACGGTCTGGGTCGTTGGGTAATGCTTCTTCGGTGCAACTTGAGTTGCGGGGCGAGGCGGGTAAGACGTGGGGTTTGACCGCGTTGGTTTGGAAGTCAATTCTTCGGAAGGTTCGATAATGTCTACTGTTGTTATTCCTAATGAGATTCGGGCGGGTCAGTCTTTAGATCCTCGTCCTGTTATGGCGAACTTTGATGAGTTGGCTTTGTTTATTAATGATGATGTTTTGACTCTTGACGGGTCGAAGGCGATGACGGGCCATTTAACGTTGTCTGGTCCTGGTGTTGCTGGCGGTCATGCGGTCACTAAAGCACAGTTGGATGATGCTGTTGGTGGCGATGTTGCTGGTGGCGGGTTTTTGCCGTTGGCTGGCGGGACGATCACGGGCAATCTGGTGGTTACTGGCACGTCGAAGGTTGGTGGCAAGGACGTTTCGGTCGATGGGCATACTCATAGCGAGTATTCGGAAACGGACCATGAACACGACGGGGTTTACACGAAGAAAGAGATTGACGATCTGCTTGCTGCTCGTCCGTTGATGAAAATGTGCGATAAGCCGACCCGTGTTTACGATGAGCGGAACGGCAAGAAAGCTCTTACTTGGCACAAA